CCTCACGACGAGGAAGCCAAAAATCTTCAAGCATACTCATGAACTTTTTATCGTCACGAATTTCTCCAGTGCTTGCATCGTAAACCAACTTGTTACGATAGCGCATCATAACATCACGAAGATATTGTTCTGCTTTTACTTTGGGTAGATTGCCTACATCAATGTAGAAAATTCTACGCTCTGGAGCACGAGATAATCTGTAGATAACAAGAGAATCCTCAATCATTCTTAGTTGATTGAGAGATTTAATTGCTTTGTGAAGATATGAAAGAGTTGATCCTTTGTTTCTGTCTACAAGACCAGAAGTACAATAGGTAACAGAATCTCTTGTCATTTTAATTCCACCAGTTCCACCTAAAGCAGATGGATTATTGGTTGGATAATTCATCTTTGGATTATAGATGAAATATTCTTCAATTTTTGGAAACTCATAATCCATAGGATTATCAGTATTCACATTCGCAAATCTAAAATTATCTTTATTCTTTACAGTTTGTTGACGTACATAACGCATTTTCATTGCGTCAATGTAACGTAATTCTTGAATACCTTCGTGAGGATTTTTTAGATCTACTACTTTATGATAATATAGTCTTCCATCAATATACCAGTTTCTATAAATTTCGTGAGATTTTCTATCAAAATCTAGAAGTTCAAGAATATATTTAAACTCTTTTCTTATTTTTGTTTTGATTCCATCGCTAGCATTTAAATTTGATAGTTCAATCTGAACAGGACTATCATTTGAATCAGAAACAATTGCTTCATTTACAATATCTTCAATAGCACTGTCACACTCAGGATGGAGTGCCATTTCACGATATCTTTTAATTAAGTCAAATTCTGTTCTATAAACACCTTCAATATCTACATATGAACCAAAAAACCCACTGCTTAAATAGTGGTCAACCCCGTCCTCATTATTAGGAGGAACGGGAGAAACCGCAGTGGGTGATAATTGTTCAGTATCCTCAATAGAGAATCCAAATAATTTTGCCATAATTTATTAAACTAGCGAATACTTTTTCAGTATTTATCTAATTAAATTATGCTTGATCTTTGGTCCAAGCGCCTGGTTCCCAGTATTGAACTTGGAACTCAACTGTATACTCTTCAATGGTATCTGAAGAATCGTATGAAAGATCAATTGCTGAGATATTTGTTGGGAAAATATCAAAGAAAGTATATGTCTTCAGTGGGCTAATTTGTGAACCATTTACAATTGATGAATTTGTAGATGATTCAATTCCATTATCTGCACCTCTTCCAAGTTGATGTACAAGTGCATAAGTCATGTACTCGTTTGGTTGAGTTGCACCAGTATTGTTGCTGTTCTTACTGATTCCTTGCATCCATGCTTCAAAAGCATTTCTAATCAGGAAGTTTTCATCGTTGATGATGGTAACAGTCCAAACATCAAAGGTTCTGTCTCCAGCAACTTTTAATGTGCGACCTCTGAATGGAACTTCAATAGGTGCAATGTTTGATGCTGGAAGTTGTGCAGCTTTACACATAAATTTGAATAAATCTGCTTCCTGGTTGTCACCAGTTCTCCACACGTTTGAACCTGCAGCAACAGGGAATGATGGAATTTCAACTTCAAATAGGTTTGGTCTTGCGCCACCTCCAGCAAGTTTTGATTTAAAAGCGGTGATTGTTCTGAGAGTGGACATTTTGAGTTCCTCCTTCTGTAATTAATTTAGGTTAGATTAAACTGATCCAGACACTTCTTCAAAACTTACGCCTGTTCTGGTGGCAACGAAGGTAAGTGTAATGTAGTTGATTGACTTGGTTGGTTTCAGGAAGATATCAGCTCTGAATTCATTATTATCAATCACATCTGGAGTATTGTTTGATTCATCGCAGATAACGACGAAATCGTAAATACCTCTCTTTGCTTGAACATCACGTAGGTATGGTTCAACAATATTGACAAAGTTTGATCTTGTTATTTGATCATTCAATTCAAATAGTTGTGCTTGAGCAGATCTTTCAAGTGCTTGCTCAACAGTCAAGAACAATCTACGAACGTTGATTCTATCAAAAGCAGATGGATAAGAAAGTGCTGTCTTATCACCAAATAGAAGAACACCAGTGCCTGGTTGATTGACAATAGCATTCACTCTTGCAGTGTATAGAACGTCTCTCTGTGCTTTAGATGGGTTGTATGCAAGTTTAATTGCATTATTCAGTACACCTCTTTGCTGTCCTGCAGGAGAGAACCATGGGAATCCAGTAATATTTGTTCTGGACATGAGACCAGCAATATCACCGTTGCAAGGAATATATCTAAAAGTGTTATTAAAGCGATCATAAGTGTACTTATAACCACTATCAAAGATTGCATAGGAAGATGATGTAACTGGTGAGAAGAATCTAATTACGTTATCGGTTTGTGTATCAGTATTGGTGATATCTACAACACCTGCTCTATGTGGAGAAATTACTGCAACACAATCCTTTCTACTCTCTGCAACTGCAATCAATTTGTTTGCTTTTGCTTGAGATTCTGACTCTTGTACGAGACCAGGACCATTCAAGAGATAATCAACTTCAATTTCATCTTTGTTTGCAAATAAGTCATATGCTGTTGAAATTGAACCTAAATCTGCTCTCATTCCACCAGCAGCAGAGTAATCAACACCTGCGGTTAGAGTATAAGTTACATTGCCTAATGCACTAAATGTAACTCCTTGTGCATTTTGTCCCCATAGACCCTGACCAGTTGTATACTTGGTAAATGAAGTAGAGAAACCAGTAGCAACAGGAACTGTTCCGTGATATGCATCCGCTGCTTGAGAAGGATTATAACCAGCGTAAAGATATTGTGAGAAATCTGTAAGATAATTCTTATACCAGATTTTCTGTGGAGAATTTACTTGAGAAATTGAATCAAATGCCTTAGATACACTTACATGCTTCTCAAGAAGATTTCCTTGGATTCCGGTTACAGATCCACTATCATCTACGATGGCAATGTGGATTGCATCATTTTTTCCACTTCTATCAAGAGAATAAGTGTTGGTTCTTGGTTTTGGAGCAATTGATTTCCAGTAAATGACCGAATTTGTAAGACCTAAAGTTTGTTGATCATACCAGTCAAGAACTTGACCTGCTGCAGCACCACCACTTGCAGAAAGACCTGTATTAATTCCTGAGTTATTAACAAAATATAGAGTATCAGTTTGCTCAAATGAAGCAACAGAATTTCCCTCAGAATAAGTAATTGATGTTTCTGTTCCAGCAGAAGAAACTCTAGAAACGATCTTAACATCAATAGTGCTGCTTCCGTTAGTGGTATCTGTTGAAACACCTGTGATGATGCCTTTTAGGTAACCAGTGAAAGAAGATGTAGTTCCTACTCCAGCAATTGCAACGCTTGTAATTGCAGTTGTAACGCCATAACCTACCTGAGCACCAATATTACTTAAGTTAGTTGTGTTAATACCGATTCTTTGATCTGCTAAGTCGTCAATGAAGCAAACCTTGAGGTTGTTTGCCCATGAACCTGGATTCTTTGCTGCATATACAAACTGAACACCTTCACCTGACCATGTGTTGTTGTAGTTGTCGTAGTTCTTAATTTTTGCACTTGATGTTGCTGCATAACCAACAGCAGCATTTGCATTGTTTAGAGTTGTTCCATCAACTCTAGCAACTTTAAGAATACCACCGTATGAGAGGAATGATGATGCTGTCATCCAATACTCATACTGAGCATCGGTTGAAATTGGTTTTCCAAAAGTGTTAATTAATTCTTGTTCTGTTATGATGTCAATTGCTTGCTCCACAGGACCAATTGCAAAAGGTCCCGCAATTGCACCAATATTATCTAATACATTATCAGCTCTCCCGACAGTTAAATCAACTTCTCTGGTAAGTACTCCAGGAGATAATTGAGGAGTCGCCATGTTTTTCTCCGTAAATCTCAGTTTATCTAAAAAATATTTATTAAAAAATTACTTTTCAAAAGGAAAACATGACGTGAACATTTACCAATCGGGATACTCCCATTTATCAAGAACTCTTGAGATCATTCTATTAGTAATAACTCTTTTTATAGAACACTCTTTACACTCATAAGCATATGAAGATGCAACAGGACCTCTTTCTTTATGAGTTCTATAAAAACTATCAATCAAATTTTTAACTTCTCCACAAGATCTACATTTTCTATCAGTAAGCAATAAATGACTTAATTTTATTTGCTTATCTAGATCCATTACATATACTCCCACATATATGACCTATCACCATATTCATCGGTAAACCATCTATCTCCATCAGCATCAACAAAACTGTTTCCGTCTAATCCATCAGATATGAATCCGAAAGGTGACATATCTTGTTCTATTTGATTCTTTTGTTCTTCATATAATCTCTTTCTTACATCTTGATCAGTAAGTTCTTTGAAATAGTCCTGTGCAACTAACCATGCATAAATTACGAGACACATTGCAAGGTCATCATTGCAACCTTCTTCTGCTTCAAAAGAGTTATGTTTTTGGATAAAAGTTGTTAATTCTGAAATAATCTCATAGTCATTCAAATATAACTTATCTTCCTCAATCATTGTTTTGAGGTTTAGACATCCAACCTTTTTGACAGTTTTGGACATCTTAACTC